AGTACACGGCGACCCTGTCGCCCGTTCAGGTCGGACAGGCCGTGAAGGCCCTGGTCCTTCTGGGCGAAAAGAAGATCACGATCGAAGAAACAGAAAAGGACCGTTTCGTCGTCACCACAACAACCGAAACGGCCCATTCCAAAAAGGTTAAGTGAATCATATCACGGAAAGGAACGGTTTTCAATGCCTAAATTGAATTTTTATGATACGGACGCCGTGAAGGCGTTTCTGCTGAACACCCTGGTCGAGAACAAGGAAGCCCGCGAAGACGTCGACTTCGAGCGCCGGCAGTCCCAGACCTGGTTCAACCAGTACCAGGCCCAGAAGGGGCGCGCCGAAGCCGCTGAAGCGAAGATCGCCGCCGCGGTGTCCGTCCTGACCCCCCCCCTGCCCGCCGGCACCGTCACCGCCGAAGACGTCAACCAGGTGATCGCCGCCGCCCTGGCCCTTCTGACTGGGAGTCTGAAGACGGAAGGGGGCGCCGCGAAATGACGAATACCCTGTACGAAATCAGCGCCGACTTCCTGGCCGCCCTGGACGCGATGGAGGTCGACCCCGACACCGGCGAACTGCTGAACGCCGACCAGCTTGACGCCCTTTCCGCCGCCTTCGACGAAAAGGCCGAAGCGACCGCCCTTTACATCAAGAACCTGACCGCCTTCGTCGGCAACGTGAAGGCGGAGGAAGCCGCCCTGGCAGAGCGCCGCAAGACCGCCGAAAAGCGCGTCGAGCGCCTGAAGGACCTTCTGGCGTCCTCCATGCTGTCCGTCGGCCGCGACAAGGTCGAAACGGCCAGGACGAAGATCGGCTTCCGCAAGTCCACCCAGGTTCAGATTGACGACGAAGGCGCCCTTCCCTCTGACTTCGTGACGACCACCGTCACCACGAAGCCGGACAAAACGGCAATCAAGAAGGCAATCCAGGCCGGACAGGCCGTCGCCGGCGCTGTCCTGGTCGAGAATCAGAACCTTCAGATCAAGTAAGGAGGAATCAGCGTGAAGGACTTCAACATTCCCCTTCTGACGGCTGAAGACATCGACTGTCGCGTCCAGTCCGTCAGCAAGGCGAAGAACGGCACGGTCGGCGCGGTCCTTCTTCTCTACAAGGACGCCCGTGTCGATATGCGAATCCTGGACCAGGTCTTCGGGCCTGGTAACTGGCAGAGAACCCACGAACTGATCAACGGGAACCTGTTCTGTACGATCGAAATCTGGGACGACGAAAAGGCGGCCTGGGTGAAGAAACAGGACGTCGGCGTCGAGAGCAACACGGAGAAGGAAAAGGGACAGGCGTCCGACGCCTTCAAACGCGCCGGCTTCAACGTCGGGATCGGCCGCGAACTGTATTCCGCCCCTTTCACCTATGTCGAACTGAACGATGGTGAATGGAAGGTCGAGAAGGTCCAGGGCCGCGACGTCTACCGCACCTATCCGAATGTCAAGTTCTCCGTCACGAAGATCGGCTACAACGACCGCCGCGAGATCGTGGACCTGACGATCGTCGACCGCTTCGGGAACGTCCGTTTCCTGTGCGAAGGCGGTGTCCAGAAGAATGTCAACCAGGGCGGCCAGGGAAGCCGCCAGGGCGCACAGGGCGGCCGACAGGCACAGACCCCGCCCCCCGCGGCGCAGACGTCCCAGGCGGCCCAGAGAGCGCCCCAGGGCGCCCCTTCTCCCGCTATCCCCGCCGGCGGTGCTGTCTGCCCCGTGTGCGGCGGCCCGATCAGCGACGCCGAACGCGACTATTCCCTTCGGAAGTACGGCCGCGAACTGTGCCGCAAGTGCCAGCGCAACGCGTGAAAGGTGGTGTAGACAATGCCCAGCCGTATCATTAAGGAAACGATCATCATCAGCGAGTCTTTGACCGCGATCAGCGCCGAAGCCGAACGGTTCTTCTGGCGCCTGGTCGTGAAGGCCGACGACTTCGGCCTGTACTATGGCGACCCCCGTATTCTGGCTTCCCTGTGCTTCCCCCAGAAGCCCCCTTCCGAACAGAAAATCCGTTCCTGGCTGAACGAACTGGTTCGGGAAGACATGGTGGGGACCTACACGGCCCCCGAAGACGGGAAGAAGTACCTGAAACTTCTGAACTGGGGCAAATGCCAACAGACCAGGGCGAAGTCCAGCAAATACCCTGAACCGTCTTCGTTTGATAGCAAATGCAAACAGGTGAACGGAAATCAAATGCTTGCAAATGCACCCGTAAACGTAAACGAGAACGAAAACGGAAACGATAACGAAAACGAGAAGCGCGCCCATTCGGGGCGCGGGGCGGCGGACGGTTTTGACCGGTTCTGGGCTTCTTATCCCCGACGCGTCGGGAAGAAGGACGCCGTGGCCGTCTGGAAGAAGATCAGCCCTGACGACGCCCTGGTTGACCGGATCGTGGCCGGCGTGGAACGCTGGAAGCGGTCCGAACAATGGACGAAGGACGAAGGCCGCTTCATTCCCTACCCCGCGACCTTCCTTCGTGGCGAACGCTGGAACGAGTCCGACGGCGTGAAGCCGGCCGCCGTTCCGCCGGCGGCGAAGGACTACGGCGACGGGGACGACTTCCTGGGCGGTGACGACCATGAATGACTTCACCGACGTCCTGGAAACCATCGCCCAGAACGCCAGACGCGGCCATGAGCGCGCCGGCGACTACCGCGGCGAAGACGGCCTTCTGTATTGCGGCCGGTGCCGCACCAGGAAGGAACACCGCCTGGAACTGGACACAGACCCGCCGAAGGTGGTCACGGTGCCGGTCATGTGCAAGTGCGAGGAAGAACGACAGGAAGCCCAGCGCAAGGAGGAAGAGCGGATCAAGTTCCGCCAGGACTGCGAACGGCTTCGCCGCGACGGGATCACAGACCCGTCCTACCTGGTCAACACCTTCGCCCAGGACGACAACCGGAACCCCGCCGTTTCGGACGTGTGCCGGAAGTACGTCGACCATTGGGAGGAAATGAAGGCCGACAACATCGGAATCCTGTTCTATGGCGGTGTCGGGACCGGAAAGTCCTTCCTGGCCTGTTGTATCGCGAACGCCCTGATCGACCGCTGTGTGAAGGCCAGCGTGACGAACTTCCCCCGCATTATGAACCGCCTTCAGGGCTTCGGAGAGGACAAGCAAGGCTTCCTGGACAAGCTGAACCGTTATGACTGCCTGGTGATCGACGACCTGGGCGTCGAGCGGGACACGTCCTATTCCGTCGAGCAGATTTACAACGTCGTCGACGCCAGGTCCCGTTCAGGGAAGCCCTTGATCGTGACGACGAACCTGTCCCTGGACGATCTTCGGAACCCGTCGTCTATGGGCTACGCCCGTATTTATGACCGCGTCCTGGAAATGTGTCCGATCAAGTTGAAACTGGCCGGCGACTCCCGAAGGACCGTCAACGCGGCCGCGCGCCGCGACAGGGCGAAGGAAATCCTGGGAATGTGAAGGAGGGCCGCAAGTGGAAACCTGGAAAGTGACGATCCCTGGCCTTTTACCTGGCCTGAATGAGTACATAGACGCGGAACGCGCTGTCAAGGGCAAGTACAAGGCCGCCGCCATGAAGAAACAGGCCGAAAACGTGATCGGCTTCATGGTGAAGACCCAGCTTCGCGGCGTCCGCTTCGACCGGCCGGTAATCATTCATTACCGCTGGATCGAGCCGAACCGCCGCCGCGACAAGGACAACGTCGCCTTCGCGAAGAAGTTCATTCAGGACAGCCTGGTCCATGCCGGCGTCCTGGTGAACGATGGCTGGAACCAGATCGAGGGCTTCACGGACGACTTCGACGTGGACCCGAAGAACCCCCGCGTGGAAGTGACTATCGAGATATTCGAAGGAGGAAAACGACATGGCAAATATTAAGACTTTGAAGGACCTGGCCCCTGGGACCGTCTTCGACGCCGGCCCGATCGACGTCCGCGTCCTGGATCACATGACCAACGGAACGACCCTTCTGATCGCCGACAAGGCGGTCGCGTGGCGCCCCTTCTCCCTGGAACCCCTGAAGACCCGTCCGGAGGAAGCCCTGACCCTGGAATGGCACAGAAGAAGCGCCAGGGCGCCCCGCCGGCGATCCAGTATTCCATATTTGAAGGCGGCGACGTCTTTGTCTGCCCCTTCTGCTGTGCCGACCTTGCACGGACTGAAGCCGGAATCCCGCGCAAGTGTCCGGAGTGCGGACAACCCATAGAAAGGAAGCAAAGCCATGATCGGAAGAAAGCGTAAGAACTCGCCGAAGTGGCGCTACGACTTCAACTGTCGGAAGTGCGACAATATCCAGTTCATCGACGACCCCGCGCGCGGCCGCCTGGGCGACTACTGCGTGGCGTGTGTGGAAGCCTTCGACCAGGGACGGCCGAACCCGATCCACGCCGACGACGACCGCGTCGTCCGGTGCGATTGCTTTCGGCCGATCCCTGAACCTGAAGAGGAAGAACAGAAAGAAGGTGAACCCACATGATGAAGCGTTTTCTGACCGGCGTCCTGTCCATCATCGCGGGAACGGCCCTGGTGCTGACGTCCTTCGCCGGTGCGTGTTCCGAAGACGCCGGAAGTGTAAACGGACCCCCCGCCCAGGAAACGCCGTCAGCGGCCTTCCAGGGGCCTTCTGGAACCTTTTCCGAAACGGAAACAGTTCCGGAGCCGGAACCGGAATGGACCGAAGCCATGGCGACCGCGTACTGTCCATGTGAACGGTGCTGTGGTTCCTGGGCGCTGAACCGGCCGGACGGGATCGTCTACACCGCCAGCGGCGCCGAAGCTGTCCAGGGCGTGACGATCGCCGCTGACTGGTCGATCTACCCGCCAGGGACCGTCCTGTTCGTGGAAGGCCTGGGCGAAATGGTCGTCCAGGACCGCGGCGGAGCGATCCAGGGCCAGAAGATCGACGTCTACTTCGAGAGCCACGACGACGCCCTTCAGTTCGGCCGCCAGAATGTCCGATTCTACATAGTGAACGACTGAAAGAAGCTGAAATCAAATGATAGCACGGGCAAGCGGACGAAGTCCGACTTGCTATCGTGCAGAAAGGAAACAGAACAGACATGGAGATCAAAGACATCGTTCAGAAGGCACACGACAACGCCGTCAAACACGGCTTCTGGGACCCGCCCCTTCCCTTCGGGACGGCGATCGCGCTGATCCATAGCGAACTTTCCGAAGCCCTGGAAGAGGAACGCGCCGGAAACCCCCTTGTGTATTATCCTTGCAACGCCGGCGGCGTATGCGAGGACGACCGCCACGAAGAAGGTGTCACCTGTGGAAGCCGAATCTATGATCCCGATCACCCTGACGCCCCCTGTTCCGCCAGAAGCAAAAAGCCCGAAGGCGTGGCCGTGGAACTGGCCGACGCCGTGATCCGGATCGCTGACCTGTGCGGCCACCTGGGAATCGACCTGGACGCCGTGATCGCGGAGAAGATGGCCTACAATGCCGGCCGCCCCTATAAGCACGGGAAGCGGTTCTGAAAGGCGGCGACACCATGAATCAAGTTCAACTGATCGGCCGAATGGCCCGTGAACCGGAATTAAGGCGCACAGAGAAGGGGACGCCCGTCGTGTCCTTCGCCCTGGCCGTCGACCGCCGCTTCCAGCGTGACACCGTGGATTTTGTGGACTGCGTGGCATGGCGCGGGACGGCGGAGTTCGTGAACAAGTATTTCCGCAAGGGGAAGCGCGTCGCCCTGACCGGTTCGATCCAGGTCCGGAAGTGGAAGGACAAGGAAGGCAACGACCGGAAGACGGTCGAAGTGGTCGCCGACTCCGTGGAGTTCGCCGACGGCAAGGACCAGGGCGCCGGTTCCTACGCCGCCGACCAGATGGCCGCCGCCGCGGACCAGCAGTTCACAGAGGTCGAAGACGACGACGGAGAACTTCCGTTCTGACACACCCCAGAAGAAAGGCGGTGAAACGCATGGATCAGAATGAAAAGGAAGAGAAGCGGAAAGCCTGGGTACGCTTCCGCGTCATGGACGTCCTTCGCAACCACGACCAGGAAGCGCGCGTCATAGAATCCCAGATCGCGGCGGAGCGGGCCGCCCTGGCTGAAGACCTGAAGGAAATCCTGGAATCCGCCTTCCCTTCCAGCCAGCTTTCCGACGCCGGCGTCCGCGTCCAGTCCTCCCCAGACCCAGACGCCCGAATGGTGAACATGGTCACACGGACGGAGAAGCGCCGGAACACCGCCGACCGCCGGATCGGCGCCCTGGAACGTCAGGCCCAGCAGATCGAAGACGTCCTGTCCGCGATCCTGGACATGGACAGTCAGTCGAAGTGCGTCCTTCTGGCCCTGTATTACCCCTTCCGATCCTACAAAGAAGCGGCCGACTTCCTCCACATGGCGAAGGCCACGATCTACCGCCAGAGGAAAACGGCCCTGGACTCCCTATTCGCTACCATGTATAAATCCGATTCCTACCGCTGAAAGATGAATACAGGTGAATACACATGAGACTTTCAATCTGCAAATCCATGTGGTAGAATTATAGTCGGGAACAGCGTGTTCCCCCTCCTTTTGAATAGGGTACAGAAAGACGTCCTTTCGGGGGCGTCTTTTTTGTACCCGCTTTCAGAGGATCACGAAGAAAGGACGGTGTGAATCATGGCGAAGATCACGAAGAAGAATGAAGTCTTCTGTGAAGAATATCTGATCGACCTGAACGCGACCCAGGCCGCGATCCGCGCCGGATATTCTCCGGATTCCGCGGGAAGTATTGGTTCCGAATTACTGAAGAAACCTGAAATTCGCGCGCGCATTGATCAGGCGATGGCCGAAAGGTCGAAGCGGACGGGGATCAACGCTGACCGCGTCCTTCGCGAACTGGGAAGGATCGCCTTCCTGAACCCGAAGGACGTGATCGACCTGAACACGGCTGAAGTCCTGGGGACTGCTGTCGAAGACGACCTGGCCGTGATCGCCGGTGTCAAAGTGAAGCAGACCCCGACAGAGTTAGGAACGAGCGTCGAACGCGAAGTGAAGATGGCCGACAAGCTGAAGGCCCTGGAACTGTGCGGCCGTCACCTGGGAATGTTCAAGGACAATCCTGAAGCGAACGCCCCTGTGACGGTGGTGATCAACTATGACTACGGCGGCGAAGGTTGAGTTCAAGGCGTCCGCCCAGTTCAACCCCGTCTTCCGCCCCGTCAACGAATGGCGCGGCCGCTACCGCATTTTGAAGGGATCGGCCGGTTCTGGGAAGTCCGTGAACATCGCCCAGGACTACATAGCGAAGCTATCCGACCCCGCCTATACCGGCGCGAACCTTCTGGTCGTCCGGAAAATCGAGGAAACGAACCGCGATTCCACCTTCGCGGAACTTCAGGCCGCGATCTACCGAATGTTCGGCCCCTATGCCGAACGCTTTTGGAAGGTCAACCTGAACCCCCTGGCCCTGGAATGTAAGATCACAGGGAACCGGATCATATTCCGCGGCGTGAAGGACCAGCGCCAGCGGGAGAAGGTGAAGTCCATCACCTTCAAAAACGGAAAACTGGTCTGGATATGGTGCGAGGAAGCGACGGAACTTCTTTCCGAAGACGTCGACATTCTGGACGACCGTCTTCGCGGCAAGCTGGACGGCATGAATCCGAACCTGTATTACCAGATCACAATGACCTTCAACCCCGTCAGCGCGACGCATTGGATCAAGGCCAGATACTTCGACAAAGCCGATCCGGACGTCCTGGCCCATCATTCCACCTATAAGACGAACCGGTTCATAGACCCCGCCTATTATCGCCGTATGGAGCGCCGCAAGGAAGAAGACCCTGAAGGCTATCGCGTCTACGGCCTGGGCGAATGGGGCGAACTGGGCGGCCTGATCCTGACGAACTTCGAAGTCCACGACTTCCCGACCAGTCGGGACTGTTTCGACGGCTTCTATTACGGCCAGGACTTCGGCTTCAACCATGCCGACGCCCTTCTGGGGATCGGCTGGAAGGACGGCGAAATCTATGTCTGTTCGGAACTGTATGTCTTTGAGAAGGACACAGAAGAAATTATCAGCCTGGCCCGACAGGCGAAGGTCGATCCCCGCGTGGAAATGTTCTGTGACTCCGCAGAGCCGGACCGGATCAGAACGTGGCAGAAGGCCGGCTTCCGGGCTTATCCGGTGAAGAAGGAGCCGGGAAGCGTAAAGGCCCAGATCGACTTCCTGAAAGGTCGAAAGATACACATACACCCTTCCTGCGTGAACGTCCTGAAAGAAGTTCAACAGTGGAAGTGGAAAAAGGACCCAACCACGGGCCTTTATATCGACGAACCTGTGGAGTTCATGGACGACGCTATGGCGGCCCTTCGCTATGGCGTGGAGCGTCCGCGACGCGGTTCGTCCATCGAAGTTTTGAAGTGAGGTGGAGGAAATGGAACTGTCTGTCATGGACCGGATCAACATGATCCTGTCGGACCCTGAAAAAGCAACTATGACCCTGGCCCAGATTGTCAGCGAAGAAATACGGGAGTTCAAGAGGTCCCCCCAGTATCAGATCATGGTGGAAGCCGAAGCATATTACAGGAACAGGTCTTCCGTCCAGAAGAAGACGGTCGACGTCGCCAATCGGTCGAACACAAAGATCGAACGGCCAATCCTGAAAAAGCTGGTGGACCAGAAAGCGAACTATCTTCTGTCGAAGCCCTGGACCGTGGACACTGAAAACGGAGCCTATGGCGACGCCCTGAACGCCGTCTTCGACCAGACCTTCCGCCGGAAGATCAAGAGCCTGGGGAAAGGCGCGGTCAAGTCCGGGATCGCCTGGCTTCAACCCTATTTTGAGGACGGGAAACTGGCCTTCATGCGCGTCCCTTCGACAGAGGTCGTCCCCCTGTGGCGGGACTCCGAACGAACGAAGCTGGACGCCTTCATTCGCTTCTATGACCAGATTATCTACATCGGGACCAGGAAGCACATGATCACACACGCCGAATTTTGGTGGACCGGTGGCGTGAAGTATTTCAAGACGGACGCCTTCGCGGGGACCGGGGCCGGCGACTTCTACGTCGACAAAGACCACGGGACCGAGGAAAACGACTGGACAGAACCACACTTCACCGTCGGCGAAAAGGCGTACAACTGGGACGAAGTTCCGATCGCCTGGCTGAAATACAACGAAGAAGAACTTCCCCTCTGCTACTTCGTGAAGGACCTGATCGACGACATCAACTGGCAGAACAGCGTAACGGCCGACGTCCTTCGGGACGTGGCGAAGTTCATCTATATTCTTCGGAACTATGGCGGGGCCGACCTGGCGGAGTTCTTGAAGGACCTAAAGGAACACATGGCGATCAAGGTCACTTCCGACGGCGGCGTGGACAAATTACAGGCAGACCTGAACATCGACGCCGTCATGTCCTTCCTGGACAATGAGCGGCGCGACATATACGACTTCGCGGCGGCTGTGGACACGAAGGACCCGGAACTGGGGAACGCCAGCGGTTCTGCAATCAATTTCCGATATATGGACCTGGACGCCGACTGTGACTCCCTGGGGACCGAACTGAAAGACACCTTCCACCGGCTGAAACTGTTCATTGACGTCTATTTCCAGATCACCGGCCAGGGGGACTTCACCGGGGACGACTTTGACATCGTCTTCAATATGGACCTTCCTGTCAACGAAACGGACATCATCAACAACGCCCGGAACAGTGACGGCCTGATCTCCAAGCGGACGATCCTTCAAAATCACCCCTGGGTCACTGACGTCGACGAAGAACTGGACCGCATGGACGCCGAAAAGAAGGCCGCTATGGCCGAGTTTGGGGCCGGCCTATTCGACGATACCCTGGGAGCCGGAAACGGCCCACAGACGGCCCAGGAGGGCCAGGAAGGGGCCGCTGGAAAGGCTGGTGGCCTGAATGGCGAGGAATAAGGAATACTGGATCGAACGCGCCCTACAACGGGAGAATGAAGCCTACCTTCGCGGGGTAAACCTGACGGCGAAAATGTTCAAGGAATATGAGCGCGCCGCCCAGGCGATCCGCCGGGAGATCGGCGACTTCTATTCCCGTTATGCGGGGAAGTATGGCCTGACCTATGACCAGGCCGTCCGCCTTCTGACGCGAAAGGAGTTCCAGGAGTGGAAGGCGACCCTGGGCGAATACGTCGCCCGGATCGCTTCGGAGCCTGACCCGCGCGTCAAGGCCCTTCTGACTGCCCAACTGGACGCCCTGTCCACAAACAGTCGTATTTCCCGCCTGGAAGCCCTTCTGGGCCAGATCGACCTGAAACTGAATGACCTGTGGGAAACCGGCGTGACACAAATGAAGGCGGAGTTCGGCGACACCTTCCAGGAAGGCTACTACAAGAAGATTTATGACATACAGTCCCGCGTCGGTTTTATCCATGAGTTCGCGAAGCTGGACGAAAGCGTCGTGGAAAGTGTTCTGTCCTATCCCTGGTCCGGGGCTATGTTCTCCGACCGGCTATGGCAGAACAAACAGGCCCTTCTGTTCCATGTTCGGGAGATTATCACACAAGGCGTCATGCAAGGAAAGAGCATAGCGACCATGTCGAAGGACCTGTCGGCCAAAATGGGCCAGTCCTACAAGGCCGCCGAACGTCTGATCCGGACGGAAACGACCTATTTCCACAGTGAAGCGGACAAGGCCGCCTATGACGCGGCCGGCGTGGAAGAATACGAATATGTAGCGACCCTGGACAGCCGGACCTGTGAAACGTGCGCGGCCCTGGACGGGAAGCACTTCAAGGTGAAGGACGCCCAGGCCGGCGTGAATTATCCGCCCATGCACCCGAACGACCGTTGTACTACGGTCGAATATGACCCGGACGACGCCCTGGACTGGTACAATTCCGGTAAACCCATGCCGAAGGATATGACATACGAAGAATGGTATGATCAGCAAGTGGCCGAACATGGTCCCGGCTATGTTGAAACAGAACGCCAGAAGTCGTATAATATAAAGGCAGACGCGGAGCAGTTCGCCCGGTATGCTGACCGCCTGGGAGCCGACGCCCCGGCCGATCTTGACGCCTTCCAGGAAATGAAGTACAGGGACCCGACCGCATGGGCCGACTTGAAGTCCTTCTATTCCTACAAGGGGCGCGTTCCGGAAGCCGCCAGGGACGACTTCACCCTATACAAGAAGATCAGGGACACCGGCATTTATGGGACCGTCAGAGTTCCGCCGGAGCCTGTCGACGCGGCGTCGCTGTGGTTGAACGCCGAACACGTCGCGGATCACGGCCACAGCGCAACCGAAGCGGAAGCGCGGTCGTTCATCGAAAGCGCGATCTTCTCCCTAAAGCGGAAACACTGGACCGGAATGACCTTTACGAACTACTATTCCGCAGACGGCGCGGCCTATGTGCTGAACGCCGACAACGAAATCAGAACCGCCTTCAAACGGGACCAGTTTAAGGGAGCCGTGAAGGACGTTATGGAGGTGATCGAGAATGGAAAATAAGAAGTGCCACTGTCCGATCGTGGACAGGGAGATCGACGCTATGGACTGTTTCGACGCCGCCCTGGTCTTCGAAGAACTGTCCCCCCTGTCCGAACTGCCTGACTATATGAAGTTCACGGATCGGAACCAGGAAGTTTGTTTGAAGTGCCAATACCACCCCGAATAAAGGAACGTCGCCGCAAGGCGGCGTTTTTTTATACCTGTTGATCAAGGCGTTTCCCTTCGCGGGGAAGCGTCTTTTTCATACCCAAAACAGCCGCACCCGCCCGGCGAACCGGCGGGACCGCAAAGCGTGTGGAAGTCACGATAAAGACAGCGGGGAAAGGAGCAAACCATGATCACAGAGAGCGTCAAAACCATTCTGGGGGCAGACCTGACAAGCCAGGTCGAAGCGGCCTTGAAGGGTAAGGGCAAGGACGGAAAGGACGTGGACCTGGTCGTCGGAAACGACGGAACCTTCGTCCCGGCCGAAAAATTCAATGGGGCCAACAGCGGCAAGAACAGCGCGGAAAACGCCCTGAAAGCCGCCGCCGAAGCCCTGAAAGCGATCGGCGGGTCTGGCGACCCGGCGAAGATCGCGGACGACGTCAAGACCGCCCAGGCCACGATCGAAACCCTTCGGACTGACCACCAGAAAGAGATCGCGAAAATCCAGAAGAACACGGCCCTTCGAATGGCCCTGGCAGACAAGGCCCACGACCCCGCCGACATTATTTCCCTTCTGGACCTTGACAAGATCGAGGTGGACGACGCCGGCGCGCTGAAAACGGACCTGGACGGCCTTCTGAAACCCTTGAAGGAGTCGAAGGCGTACCTGTTCAAGTCCCAGGAGCCGGCGAAGAACCCCGACATCAAGGGCGCGAAACCCGCCGACCCCGGCGCGCGTCAGGAGCCGACCGCAAAGGCCGACGGTCCTGTCGTGATCTAACCCACAAACCCACAACAAAACGAAAGGAATGATTTTCAATGGCAAGAACCAAAGCTATCAGCCTGATCCAGAACGGGGCTACGAAGGTCGAACTGGCCGAACTGTCCGGCCTGGTGATCGCCAACATTCAGAAGGAAACCCTGTCTTCCGGCTTGAAGTCCCAGTCCTACACCGGAAACCCCGCGTCCGGTTCCGTGGAGTATAAGCGGTTCAAGAACAGCGCGTCCCAGGCATACGGAACCGCCAGAACCGCCGGCAAGGGAACCGCGCTGACCGTTCCCCCGACTACCGTCAACCTGGACACCCACCGCGAGATCGTGGAGGAAGCCGCGAAGTTCGACCTGGACACCTTCGGCGTCGGTAACATCATGGCGCGCCGCGCTGACAACCACGTCGACACCGTGGCGGCCGAACTGGACGCCGCCTTCTTCACCTGTGCGGCCACGGAGGGAACCGCCTTCACCACCACCGAAACCGACATCGAAGCCCAGGTGGAAGCCCTGATCCAGACCCTTGAAACCGTGAAGAACGACTACGTTCGCGGTGTTCCCCGGAACCTGATCCGCCTGGTTCTGGACCCCACTTATTACGGCAAGATCAGAACCTACCTGGACAAGAACACCCACAACGCCAACGTGGACACCGCCGCCGAGGACTTCGCCCTGTTCCACGGCGTCCGTGTTTATTCTTCCATCAACCTTCCTGTGAAGGCTGACACCCCTTCCGCCGGCAAGACGACCACCTATCACATGATCGCCATGATCGAAGGCGCGATCGCACAGCCGGCGGTGATCTATCCCTACGGGGAGCCGGAGAAGATCCCCCTGTCCAATGACTACGGCGTGTCTATGTTCTTCGACTACGGCACGAAGGCCCTGACCCCTGACCTGATCTTCACCTACTCCACCGAAGCGACTGACGGCTAACGGTGGGCGGCGCGAAGAAAGGAGGAAGCCCATATGAAGTTTATCAACAGACGAACCGGCGTGATCCTGGAACCCAGAAGCCCTATTGTCGAAGACCAGCTTCACAAGAGCGCGGAATATACCCCCTACGACGCCCAGAAGGCCGAAGACGGGGCGGAAAAGTCCCTGGCTAAGATGAACAAGGCCGAACTTCTGGAAGCCGCCCAGGCGGCCGGAATTGATGTCCCCGACGACGCCACGAAGGCCCAGATCATTGACCTGATCCAGGGCAAGGAGTAAGCCGGGGGCCGCTGAAAGGAGGCGGAAACGTGCTTCAACAGATTTTATCTTCCCTGGACGGCCTGACACCCCTTGAACAGAAGGAAGTCCTTCGCGTCCTTATGTCGAAGGAAGGCCGGCTGGAAAAGGTCAAGGCCCTTCTGGGGATCACCGGGACAGACCAGGACGAACTTCTTAAATTCGTCATTCAAACGGTGGAAGACCTGGTCCTGTCCTACATCAACCAGGACACGCTTCCCGCCCCGCTGGAAAACGCCCTGGTCGTCATGTGCGTCAGCTATTACAAGGCCGCCGGCCTGGGGACCACCCAGGCGGCCGTCGGTCCGGTCGCGTCCGTGAAGCGCGGGGACGTTCAGACGTCCTTCGCCAATGCTTCCGGCGCGTCTGGCTCGGCGTCGACCTTCAACCTGGGCGCGGACGGCCAGGACTTCTTCGGCTGGCGGACGGTCCTGAACGAATACCGGAAGTTAAGGTGGTGATCGTATGTTCGGAAACCCCGCCGCAGAGCGTGCGGCAATCGAAATGACCTACGAAGACACCGCCACGATCAGCCGGACCGAACCCGTGACGGGGGCGAACCACATCACGAAGGCCGTTCCCGTTGTGAAATATTCTGAAATCATTTGCGCGCTGTCGTATTCAGGAAGCGACAAGAGTCAGCAGACGGACGCACAGAATGAAGTCGACTATGACGCCGTTCTGTTCGCTTCCCCTGACCTTCTGGTCCTTCCTGGCGACCGCGTTTCCCTGAAACGGTTCGGCCGTATGGACCCGACCAGTCAGCGTCTTTTGACGTTCGAGGTCGTGGGACGCCCGGACGTGTATGCGACTCACCAGGAAATCCGCGTGAAGGACGGTGATCTGGCGTGACCCTGAATAATTTCACCGAAGCGATCGCGGCGAAGCTGTCGGCCCTGTGGCCGGACCGGAAGGTCTATGTCGACGAAATCCCAAAGGACGCCGACGGCCAGTTCTTCGTCGGGATCATAGAGTCGGAGCAGGAAAAGCACCTGGACCGCCGCTGGAAACGGTCGATCCAGTTTGAAGTCCTGTATTTCCTGAAATCGAAGGAGAACATGGAGTTTAACGCCTGGGCCGAAGCCATGTATGACCAGTTTGAAACGCTGACCGTACAGGAAACGGAGCAGAAGACCCGGACGATCCGGCTGACCGGACAGAAGGCAAAGTCGAACAAGAACGCCCGTGTCTATCAATTCACCTTCGACGCGGACTTCTTCTTCGTGCTGACGTCGCCGGAAATCCCCTTCATGGAAACCCTGGACCAAACGGAGGAAGTGAAGTAATGGCAACAGCAAAGAAAGCGGCGACCGCCGCAAAGAAGGCCCCGGCCGTTGACCAGGCGGCCCCGACCTTCACGAAGGAACAACTGGTCAAAGCGAAAACCCTGAACCTTCCCAGGGACGCCGTCGCGGCCGTCCTGGAAGACGGGAAGGTCTACACAAAGGACCAGGCCGTCCGCCTGGTCACTGATTTTCTGGAAAGGAAGGTGTAAGTCATGCCTATCGGTGGCGGAACTTTTACCGTTCAAAACAAAATCCTTCCCGGCGCGTATATCAACTTCGTCAGCCTGGGAAGCGTCGTCAAAATGGGGACGCGCGGCGTCGCGGCCCTTCCCCTGGAACTGAACTGGGGACCTGAAAACAAGGTCTTTTCCATCTATGCAGAGGACTTCAACAAGACCGCCCTAAACGTCTTCGGCTATGATCCCACGGCGGCCGACGTTCTTCTGGTCCGCGAAGCCTTGAAGCGTTCCAGAACCCTTCTGATCTATCGCGTCAATTCCGGCGGTACGAAGGCGACCGCGACCGTCGGCGGAATGGCCGTCACGGCGGCCTATGGCGGAACACGCGGAAACGCGATCAGCGTCGCGATCCTGACCAACGCCGACGACGCGACCAACGTCGACGTCGTGACCTACCTTGACGGAATGGTCATGGACACCCAGACCGTCGCCAAGACCAGCGGATCGGCCAATCTGAAAGCGAACGACTTTGTCACCTTCGGGACGGCGGCTTCCCTGGAAGCGGCTGTGGCGACTCCGTTGACCGGCGGCACGAATGGAACCGTCAACGGAACCGCCCACACAGCGGCCCTGAACGGCTTCGAAGTGGAGTCCTTCAACGTGATCGGCTACCCTGGCGACGACGACACGATCAAGGCCCTGTATGCGACCTTCGTCAAGCGGCTTCGCGACGATGAGGGAAAGAAGATCGTCGGCGTCCTGTACGACTACAAGGGCGACAATATCGGCCTGATCAACGTGAAGAACGGCGTCATTCTCAACGACGGAACCACTGTTCCCGGCGAAAAGGCCGTGGCGTGGGTCACTGGCGCGTCCGCCGGCGCGGAGATCAACGAAAGTCTGACGAATACCGCCTACGACGACGCTGTGGACGTGGACATCAAATATACGAAGTCCCAGTTCGAAGCGGCGATCCAGGCCGGCGAGTTCGTTTTCTATGCCGACTACGGAACCGCGCGCGTCCTGACCGACATTAACAGCCTAACCAGCTTCGGCGGCGGCGTGACCGAGGACTGGACGTCGAACCGCGTGATCCGCGTCCTGGACGGCTGGGCGAACGACGTCGCCCGTATCTTCGGCGACTCCTATATCGGCAAAGTCACCAACAGCGACACCGGCCGCCAGCTTTTCAAGGCCGACCTTGTGTCCCTGGCCTTACAGTATCAGGCCATCGACGCGATCAGCGACTTCGTGTCCGAGGACATCACCATTCAGCAGGGCAATGGGAAACGCGACGTCGCCGTCGACTCCGCCCTGAAACCGAACGACAGCATGGAAAAGCTGTATATGACGACCGTCGTCAACTAACGGAAGGAGTGTGAACCGAAATGAAAACCCTGAACGCGCCTGACGCCATTTCCGGCAAGGAGGGCCGCGCCTACGCGAAGATCGACGGGAACAACGAAGAACTGTTCTTCGCGAAGACTGTCGAAGCCAATGTGGAGAAATCCAAGTCGGAGATCAAGGCCATCGGAAAGCGCATGACCGGACACAAGACCACCGGGGCCAGCGGTAGCGGGTCCATGACCCTTTACTATCTGACGCCCCTGTTCCGGAACATGGTGAAGACCTGGAAGGAAACCGGCCAGGACATCTACTTCGACATGGTGGTCGAGAACGACGACCAGGAGTCGTCCGCCGGGAAACAGTCGACCCTTTTGATCGGCTGTAACCTGGACAGCGTCGTTCTGGCAAAGCTGGACGGCGACAGCGACGACGCCCTGGACGAAGACGTGGACTTCACCTTCGAGGACTTCGACATTCTGACCCCCTTCACCCAGTTCTGATTTTGAAAGAGAGGTAAAAAACAATGGGTAAACTGCAAGAGTTTCTTATGGAAGCGGAGATCGGCACCACCCAGACGGAAGTGACGATCGCACCCTTCCCCCACCCCTTCGTGATCCGTTCTATCACAGAAGCCGAGAACAAGGCCATTCGGAAGACCTGTCAGAAGATCAGCTTCGACAAGAAGACCCGTCAGAAGCAGATCGACACGGACACCGACCTTTATAACGCCCGACTGGTGGCGGCCTGTTGCGTCGACCCCAACTTCAAGGACGCCGACTTCCAGGCGAAGAAGGGCGTCCGGGGCGCGGAAGACCTGATCAACGTGATCCTGAACCCCGGCCAGTACACCGATCTTCTTCTGGCCGTCCAGGAGATCAACGGCTTCACGGACGACGTGAACGATCTGAGGGACGAAGCAAAAAACTAATCACGGGGGGCGATAATGAAGCAGACGCCGACGGCGAGTCGGTCTATGCTCATTACGCCCTCCACCGGCTGAAAATCCTTCCAGGACAACTTCTGGCCCTTCCCAGACGGGAACGGGCCTTCATCTATGCTTCCATAGACCTTCAAATCGAAAAGGAGAAGAAGGAAGCGAAGAAGGCTGGACGAAGGAAGGGAAAGAAGGGCAGGTGATAACGTGGCCGGCGTATCTACACAATTTTCGATCCAGGACCGCATGACGGCGCGCCTGAACACCATGACAAACGCGGCCCAACGCTTGAACCGTACCCTGGACGCGACCGACAACCTGACCGACACGATCGACCCCGGCGCACCCTTCGAGCGAAGCGCGGCCGACATCGGGGCGGCCAGTCGTCAGGTCGATAACTTCAACAATCGCCAGGAACAGGCGGAGCGTGGGGCGAAGAAGGTGAAGTCCGTCTGGTCGAGCCTGGGCGGCGTCATAAAGTCCGCAATCGCGGCGTTCAGCGCGAAACAGGTGATCGAACTGGCGGACAGTATGACCACCACCCGCGCCCGTCTGGACCTGATGAATGACGGACTTCAAACCACGGCCGAACTTCAAGACATGATCATGGAGTCGGCCAACCGTTCCCGCGCGTCCTATCAGACCACGGCCGACGCCGTCGCGAAGATGGGAATTATGGCCGGCGACGCCTTTTCCAGCAACGAAGAGCTGATTGCCTTTTCCGAACTGATCAACAAGCAGTTCACGATCGCCGGCACATCGGCCGCCGGTATCGACGCGGCCATGTTACAGCTAACACAGGCCATGTCTTCCGGCGTCCTTCGCGGAGAGGAATTGAACAGCGTCTTCGAACAGGCCCCGACCATCATTCAGACGATCGCCGACTACCTGGGCGTTCCGATCGGGAAGATCCGTGAAATGGCCGCCGAAGGCCAGATCACTTCGACCATCGTGAAAAATGCCATGCTTGCGTCGGCGGACGAAATCAACGCGAAGTTCGCTTCTATGCCTATGACCTTTTCCCAGGTCTGGACAATCGCGAAGAATATCGCCCTGGAAGCCTTCTCCCCTGTCCTGACCTTGATCGGACAGGGCGCACAATGGATATATGACAACTGGTCCATGATCGCCCCGGTCTTCTGGGGCGTCGCGGCGGCCGCCCTGGGCTATGCGGTAGCCCTGGGAATACAGACCGTCGCAACATGGATTGCGACCGGAGCCGCCCAGGCGTTCTTCACGACCCTTCTGACGAACCCCCTGTTCTGGATCGCCCTGGCGATCGGCGTCGTGGTGGCCGCGATTTATAAGTGGGTCCAGTCTGTCGGAGGTCTGAAAGTCGCCTGGCTGATCTGCGTCAACGCTGTTCTGACGGCCTGGGACTGGGTAAAAATCGGCTTTATGACCGGCGTTTACTTCGTCATGGACCTGTGGAACCGTCTACAACTGGCATTTTACACGGCCGGCGTGAACATTCAGAACTTCATGGGCGATATGAAGGCCGGCGTCCTGATGATCCTTCAAAACATGGTCAACGGGGCGATCGACATCATAAACGGCTTCATCGGAGTTCTGAACAAAATCCCCGGCGTCAGTATCGACGCGATCGAGAAGGTCACGTTCGGAACGACCGCGCAACTGGAAAACGACGCCGCGAAACAGGCCAGAGCCGCAGACCTGGCCGCCTACCAGGACCAGATCAATTCCCAGATCGCGGAGCGGGACGCCGCCCTGGACGCTATGAAGGCCGAAGCGAACGCCGCAACGGCACAGCGCGAAGCGGAGATCGCCGCCGCGAAGGCCAAAGCGGAAGCCGCACAGGCAAAGTCTGACGTCGGCGCCACGGACTGGAATGTCGACGGGACAAACGACGTCGGGAAAGTCGATTCTGTGGGATCGGTCGGAAAGATTGACAGCGACGTAAATATCGCCGATGAAGACCTGAAATTCCTTCGCGACGTGGCCGAAATGCGCTATGTCCAGAACTTCGTCACCTTGACGCCGACTGTGGCTGTCGAAGCCCAGATCAGCGAAAAGGTCGACGTCGACGAAGTCGTCGAACGAATCGAAAGCAAGCTGGAAGACGAATTCACAGCGGCGGCGGAAGGAGTGTATAACTAATGAGCAACTACCGAATGACACTGATCGTCGGTGGACGGGAAATCAACATTCCTGTCCTTCCGGCGAAACTGAACGTGTCTTCGCCTGGGAAAAATGAGCGTGTAACAGTGCTTGACCTGGGCGAAGTCCTTCTTTTACGTAAAAAGGGCCTTCGGATTCTGTCCTGGGAAAGTTTCTTTCCGGCCGATTCCGCGCCGTACACTACCGGACAGGTTCGGGACCCTATTTCTATTATTCAGGCAATCCAGAAAGCCAGGGACAGCAAAACGCCGGTCCGCTTCCTGATAACAGGAACAGACCTGGACTGTAATATTCGAATGGGGATCGAATCCTTCGAATACGAAGAACGGTCCGGCGAACTGGGCGACCTGTACTATACGATCAAACTGTACGAATGGAAAGACACGTCGCCGAAGAAAATTGTCCTTCCGGAAAAGAAGAACACACCGGCGAAAACCCAGGAACCGGCCAGAGCCGGAAAGCCTGAAAAGAAATCGAAAACCTATACGGTCAAAAAAGGCGACTGCCTGTGGAATATCGCGAAGAAATTCTATGGCAAGGGAAGCGACTATACAAAAATCTACAACGCCAACAAGGGGACGATCGGAAAGAACCCGAATCTGATCTACCCTGGCCAGGTTTTCACAATTCCATAATGGCCATTCGTATTCAATACCAGAATAACGTCACAGGCGCGGCGTTCGATATAACGACGCTTGTCAGTGGCGCGAAATGGTCGACAAAACGGTCCGGTTCCCCCGCTTCCCTGGAACTGACCGCCATTGTCAACGACGAAATACAGTGGAGCCACGGCGGAATCGTCACCCTGTTAGACGATAAAACCGGACTGTTTTATGGCTACGTCGTAAAAATCAGCCAGAACGAAAAGGAACAGGTTCAGATCACGGCTTACGATCAGACCTGGTATTTGAAGAAAAACAAGGACACCTATGTTTTCAAGGGGAAACGTGCGGACCAGGTATTGAAGCAGATCGCCGAAGACTTCAAATTGAAAACCGGAAGCCTGGCAAACACCGGATATTCTATCCCGTCTATGATTGAAGACGGCCAGACGCTTTTCGACATTGTCTTGAAGGCTATCGACTACACCCTGATCAATACAGGGAAAATGTTCGTCCTGTGGGATAACTTCGGGAAACTGACCTTGACAGACGTCGAAACGGCGAAACTGGACCTTTTTGTCGGCGACGGCAGTCTGGCGACAGGCTTCACCTACGAATCAGAAATTGATTCCGAAGCCTACAACAAGATCAAACTGGTCAAGGACAACAAGAAGACCGGAAAACGTGACGTTTATATCTTCCAGGATTCTAAAAATATGACCTTGTGGGGTATTCTGCAAGACTATGAAGTGGTTGACGAAGACATGAACGAAGCCCAGATCAAGAAACGCGGCGGACAAATGTTGGAACTATACAACAGACCGAAGCGATCTTTCAGCGTCAGCGCAATCGCGGACCTGTCAGTCAGAGCCGGCCGCGCCTTGTATATCGGGATCGGCGCCGTGGGCGTGAAATCCTTCTTCATAGTCGAAGAAGCCACGCACGACCTTTTGAAAGAAACAATGTCCTTGAAATTAAAGGTGGTGTAATATGGGACTTCTTGAAACTATGAAACAAGTCGCACAAGCGACCAACGACGCCGGTATGCCGACGGCTTTTCTGTTCGGTTCCGTGACGAAGACGTCGCCCTTGACGATCCGCGTCGACAACCGGTTCGACATATCCGGCGACGCTATTGTGGTTATGAAGGAATTCCAGGCCGGCTTCTATCCTACCCACTACCACACCGGCGTCAAGGGTAGCCCTTCCACCGAAGAAAAGTCAGGTGGAAGCGGCGACGCGTCCTTCGCGGCACATTCCCACACCTTGAAAAGCAACTACCAGACCAACACCGACGCAAAGTCCGAATATTATTACGGCCTGGCCGTCGGTGACAAAGTGGTCCTTCTGCGAAATGCTGGCGGACAGGCGTTCCTTGTCCTGGGAAGGGTGTGATTTTATGATACCGAACGCGTTAAACGTAACGATCGGCGAAGACGTGGAGGTTCAGACCGCCACCGAAGCGCCGACAAGAACATTCAAAATCGACTTCGACGCCGGCCGCGTCGGTGGCTTCTGTGATGAAACGGAAGCCATGAAACAGGCCATTTACAAGATACTGCAAACAGAACGCTTCGAATACCTGATCTATTCCTGGAATTACGGAATTGAACTGAACGCCGTTGTCGGGAAAAGCTTTCAAGTGTTTGCAAGTGAAATAAAACGTGTAATTCGCGAAGCCCTTCTGGCAGACAGCCGGATCACCGACGTCACAGACTTCGAAGTGGCCCAGATTGACAAAAGAACCGCTTCCGTGAAGTTCACGGCCGAAACTATCTTCGGCGAAATACCTATTGAAAGCGAGGTGAACGTGAATGTATGAGGATATGACCTTCGAAAACATTATGGACCGCTGTCTGGACCGCGTGTCTTCTTCTATCGACAAACGCGAAGGTTCCGTCGTATATGACGCCATAGCGCCGGCGGCGGCCGAACTGGCGATCATGTATATCGAACTGGCCTACCTTATGGACCGCGCTTTTCCTGATACGGAATCCGGCGACGACCTGACAAAGAAAGTCCGCGAAAGAAGTATCTTCCGAACACCGGCAACCGCCGCAATTCGAAAGGGCTATTTTGAAGACGGAAACGGCGCCGCTATGGACGTGCCGATCGGAACGCGTTTTTCCGGTGACAATCTGAACTATACCGTCACCGAAAAGATCGCAACCGGACAGTTTCGCCTTCTGTGTGAAACACCAGGCGCGGCCGGCAACCAGTACCAGGGGAACCTTTTCCCGATCGACTACGTGGAAGGACTGGGCGCGGCCAGACTTGCGGACATTCTGATCAACGGTGAAGACGAAGAAAGCGACGAAGACCTTCTTGACCGTTATATGGACAGCTTACAGGCCCAGGCATACGGCGGAAACAAGGCCGACTATAAAACAAAGGTCGAACTTCTTCAAGGCGTCGGCGCCGTCAAAGTGTTCCCTGTGTGGAATGGCGGCGGAACCGTGAAGATCGTCTTTGTAAATAGCGACTGGGGAATCCCTTCTTCTGACCTTGTCAACAGCGTTCAAACAGCCGTCGATCCGGTTCAAAACCAGGGCGTCGGTGACGGTATCGCCCCGATCGGACACGTCGTCACGGTCGAAGGTGTGACCGGAACCACGATCAACGTGTCTTTCACGCTGACTTTTTCCGGTTCGTCCACCTGGTCGACCGTCGAAACGTCTGTGAAGAAGGCTATTCAGGACTACTTTGACAGCCTGGCCAAAACCTGGGACGAACAAGAAAACCTTGTCGTCCGCGTCAGCCAGATCGAAACGAAGGTCCTGAATGTCGAAGGCGTGATCGACATCACCGGAACCAAAATCAACGGCGGAACACAAAATATTTCCCTGGCTTCAAATGCGATTCCGGTTCTGGGGGTGGTGACAAATGGTTCTTAAAGAATACTGGCCGCGCTGTCTGCAAGAACTGATCGAATTTCAGCAGATCGCCAACGCGGAACAACCTGAATTTGAAAAGGTCGTCAGTGACGTAAAATCGGCCGCTGACGACTTCTTTCTGGTGTCCATGTCCGAATATGGGTGTGAACGCTGGGAAAAGATTCTGGGGCTTTCTGTGGAGCCTGGGGACACATTACAGGATCGCCGCGACCGAATCCTGATTAAGTATCTGGATCAGCTTCCCTATACTTACAGGACCCTTTTGAAATACCTTGCAACGATCAGCGAAGACTTCACAGTCACCCTAAACGAAAACGCCTACGATCTATATATCAGAATCCGCCTGGAAGGCTACGCCCAACGCGACGCATTGGCGGCAACCCTGGGACAAATGATTCCGGCGAATCTGGTTCTTCGCTTGCGGACGGATATTCCACAAGACGACCAACCGGCCAAAACGGCCGCCTGTTCCGCTATGGCTACAATGAACCGGCACAAATACACGCCGGCAACGTAAGGAGGAAAAACGAATGGCAAAATTCAAGTCCATTGTCACGGACGGCGGAAGCGAAGCCCTAACGGCCCTTATCGCGTCCGGACAGAAATTGATACTGACACGCGCGGCCGCCGGAAGCGGCGTCGCCCAGGCCAGCCCGAATACACTGACCGATCTTGTAAACGTGGAAAACGTCAGCGCCAACCTGTCCGAAAAGGAACTGGTCGAAGGTTCGCCTTCGATCATGCAAATTCCGGTACAGGTGACAAACGAAGGTCTGGAATCGAATGTCTGGATCAGGGAAATCGGCGTCTTCGGCCTGGACATCAGCGGAAACGAAATTCTTTTCTGCTATGGCTGGCTTGACGGCGAAGACAGTGACAACGTCCTTCCGGCGACAACCTTTGAAGAGGACGCCGACACGGTCCACATTCACGACCTGGCCGTCTTTATCACCAACCAGGAAGCGGCGGCCGTGTCTGTCCAGGTGGGCGTCGGTTCCTTTGTAACAACCGCGCAAATGACCGCATACGCCGCGCCTGTGCTTCATACCCAGGCCGCGACAACGATCAACGAAACGACCGGCGAAACCACGGAACAGGTTCAGCGGCGCCAGGACAACGACATTCAGTCGATCCTTGAACAGTTGAACACCGGATTCACCGGAACAACCGTCACACACACTTTCGTTCCTGCACAGCTTCAATACTGGAAAGGCTACGACGGAACAGGAATTCCGGAAGGTATTCTGGATCAATCCCTGAACCGTCTTTATTTATGACCAGAATCGGCGCCACACCGTCGGAAACGTCTTGCCTTATATCGAACCTATTCACAGAAATTCGGCCCGTCTGTGGCCGCTGTGAGGGCGACAGCGTGGTCCTGTGTGGCGTAACCTACGAAGGACAGGAAGAAACCGTCGTCCTTCGTGATTATGGCTTCGACTATTCCGGCGATCCGGAAACCGTCGAAAATATCCGAAAGCGAAGGTGTATCTATGGGAACAAGAAGAAACTACCAGCGGACTTCGAATAAAAATGACAGTCCGCTTCACGTTCTTCCGGTGGCCGAAAAACTGATCGACTACACCCTGGACCTGACCGACAACGCGAAGCGCTTTCCGAAGCGCGTTCGTTTTTCGATCACAAACAAGATTCAGGGCCACGTCATGGCCATATACGACGGCCTACTGGAAGCAAACGAAATATTTCCGATCCGCACAGAAGCGGACCGGACAGAACGACTTCGTCTACAAAGGGCCGCCTTGACCGAGTGCAAGAAACTGCTTCACATGATCGAATTATCGAAGAAGCGAAGCTATATCGACAAGGACACCTTTGACTATTGGACAAAGTTGACCCTGGACGTTAAGTTCATGACCGCGAAATGGTACAAGGCCGAACAGGACACCGCCGAAGCGATCGCCCCGTCGGACCCTA